CCTGTTTCATTAGACACCGAATCATTTAGTTTTGTTTTACCATTGAGACAAGTTAAAATTGTTGAGCAAGAATTCCAAATTGATTCTGATATTCAATCGTATCAATTTGTTACATTAGATGTTCCTGTAGATGGAGAGGTTGCTGAATTAACCGTTGAAATTCAAGATCCGGGAAGTGCTGGAACAACCACATGGACAGAATTTGATAGTTTATTTTTAATGGATCCTCTAGATAAAGGTTATATATCCAGAAGAACTGATACAGGAAGAAGACTTACATTCGGTAATGGTTTAATCGGCGTTCAACCAACTCCTGGTTCTACTGTTTATGTTACTGTATTAACAACAGAAGGTTCAGAAGGAAATGTAATTGCTGGTTCTATTAGAAGCGGGGATAGAATCTATTTAACTACTTTAGCAGGAACTACTCAGATAGTGGATTATGAAGTAGTTAATGCTTCTTCTGCATATGGTGGAGAAGATGAAGAATCTTTAGAAGAAGTAAGAAGAAATTCAATTGCATCGATTAGAGCATTGGAACGATTGGTAACCGAAAGTGATTATCAAGATATTAGCGTAGTTGCACCTGAAGTTCCATTTGCACAAAATGCGTTACCTGTTTTGAAGAGATCTGATTTACAAGTTAATGAAATCGAGTTATTTAGTGGTTTGTTATTTGGTACGGGTACAGATGAAATTTCAAATTTAGTTCCTACTAGAAATGCTGTATTTACAATTCCATCTACAACCTCTAGAATATACAGAAATGAAACAATAACAATTGGTGATAGTGATTATTATACTCTTTTTGAGATTGATATTGATACATTAAATACTGTTGGACAGTATGAATATATCATTTTGTCTGTTGATTTATTACCTGCATTAGAAACTAGTTATTCATCTGATTATGATATTTATTCAGATTTATTAGAAATTGAAAGAGTTGGTACACAAGGTATATTTAAATTACATTATAAATCTGGAGAATCTGATGCAGATTTAACTACTTGTACGATGAAAATTCAATCTAGCGGTTCAACTAAAATAATGACAAATGATTCAACCAATAATTATTTCATTTATACGTTCAATCCATATACTGATATACCTGAAGGTGAACAAACTTACGAATTTACAATAAAAAATCCAAGTAATGTCGAAGTTGCTTTATATTCAAATAAGGTTACCTTTAGATCTGATTTAAGTACATTTATGAGATCCAATGTTGATGTTTCTGATGGTACAACTTATACAGTATTTGATGTTCCTGTGATAGAAAAAGATTACTATGATAGTATTGATAAAAGAGCGTTTGAATTACAAGTCATGCAAGCTTTAATTAGTACCGCTGATCTATCAGATAGAAGAATGTTAACCGATTTTACAAATATTAAATTTTCAAATACATATGGTGTTCTTAATACAATGTTATTAAATCAACCTACTATTACATCTGTAATTGATATTGTTCCTGTTGAGCCCACTATATGTGATGTAGGTGATCGATATATTTTAGCACCTCCAAGTAGAGATGCTGAATATCAAGATAATGTTATACGCTGTGTAGATGCAACAGCATTGATTTTTCTATATGAAGAACCAGTATCTGACTCAATTGTGTATGTTGAACTGAAAGGAGAAAATTATATTTATTCTGCTGGAGGTTGGATTCCTTTACCTATTTATAATATTCCTCTTGAAATTGAGATTGAAGTGTTTAGATCATCGTCATTCAGTGGGACACTTGCGTCATTACAAGATCTTGTGCGAACAACTTTAATTGAAGCATTTGAAGATAGATTCGGTACGGCTGCTGAAATTTATAGATCTGAAATTATAGATGTCGTTCAGGAAATAGATGGGGTCAGTCATTGTAGTTTAAGAAAACCAGAAACAAGTATTTTCTTTAATTTTGAATTGAAAGAATTAACGGAAGATCAATTATTAAGATATGGACCTGAGTATGTTTATTTTACTGAAGATAGTATTTCGGTTAGGGTGGTATAATTTATATGGAACAATTACTTGCAAAAGCAAAAATAAATGAACCAGCATTAAAAAGAGAGATCGTAAAGGTTGTTTCAAAAAACTTAGGTAGTCTCTCTGAACCATGTTATTATCCGGAAGTGAAAAAACATTTATATGATTTTTTAAAATTATCAGGTTTAACAGAAAAAGATATTAAGGATTTTACTAAAAGACGTTGGAAGGGAAGAAAGGAAGCTAAATTTGCAATTCATAATGATCATATTGCTAATTTTTATATTTTTTTAATGCAATATTTTCTTAAAAAGAGAGACAAGACAACATATAATTATCTTATGGTTTTCTTTATTATTAGGTACTATGCAAACCTAATGCATAAATCATTTACATATTGTAACCCTGATGTGTTTAAATATGCATTAGAAGTTTTAACAAAAACTCATTTGTTTGCTAGAGAAAAAACAATCGGGAATGCTTTATATTTTATTTCTAAAGATATGGTCAGACGATGGACAAAAGGTTTGCGTAATAATGATTTGGATGATATTTCAAAGTTTATGCAAGATAGCAGAAGTAGAGTTTCTCAAAGTATGAAAAGTTTTGCTCAAACATATTATAGAGCAAGTGAAGAAGGTTCAGCAATACAATCTAGTGCAGATAATGACTCAGAAGATGATGAAAATAGTTATCAAATAAAAGCAGCAGAAAAAGGCGAAAAAATAGCGGATGAAATGACTAAAAAAATAACTGTGTATAGATTAACAGATTATAAATCACAAGAAGCTGCTCGTAAACTTGCAAAAATGAATTCGTCTCTTGCGACACAAATAATATCGAAATTAAACAATACAAAATATTCCGATAATTTAAGAATAATTTTTAAATTATTTTTAAAAGATATTCCTGATGCCCAATCTCTTTGCGGTAATAAATATGAAAAATATGTTAGACAACTTATGTCTATTAAAAGAACAAGAAATAAAATTTATTTTAAACAACAAGTAAACATTCTTCTTATTAAAATTTTAGAAGAAATAGATTACGATAAAAAATATAACGAGTATACAAGTCAAACTCAATTTCTTATCAATTTATTTCTTGCCTACTATTTAACTATGATTCTTAAAGTATCTTTATGTTAACCAGTAGCAAAATTTGGACCTTCGTTTTCTAATTTTTTTTGTTTTTCCGCATTCGATGTAGTCACCCTATTTCCGACTGGTGATTCATCCACTTTTGAAGCAATTCTATTTGAAACTGCTGCATTCCTTAAAGCGACCGCATCATCTTGTTCGCTTGAAATTTGAGTATTTTCTTCTGCTGATAAAATACTTCCCGCTCTAGCACCAACTATTTTTCTTAATGCGCTTCTTTTTGTATATAACTTTTTGTCATCTTTACTTAATTGCTCTAAATAACTTCGTAGTGTAGGTCTATTCGTTAATGGGGTATCACCTTCTTCAAGTAATATACTAGTGTATAAACTAGCAAAATCTATTCTAACATCGACCATAGCAAGTTTTTGGTTATAAGAAATTTGTTGTTGATCTCCACCCTTAACAACAGTTATGTTTGTAATAACAGCAGGATCTAAATTATAAATTCCAGTTGCCGATACTTTATGAAAAAATGGCCAGTTGTATGCTCTTCCATCATCTGTTCTTGGTAATGCCAGTGATAAGAAAACAGCTAATGGTCCAACAATATATTTTAAAGTTGATTTTTCGCTGCCAGGATTTGGATTATATAATCTAATGGTTGCTGTGTATGATGGAGTAAAACCACTGTTTCTCCAAACTTGAGGAAAATCAACCCTACTACCTCCCAGCATTTTATTTATTAATTGAGCTCCACCCCCAATCATTCCATTAAAACCACCCTGTTGTGACATATTTTTTTGAAAATTCTGTAAAGAACTTCCAATCGATTGCATACCACTTCCGCCTTGCTTCAAAACATCTCCAATCATTCCATCACCAAATCCTTCTCCTGCTTCTTTGGTAAATGAACCCATTGATTGCATAGCACCAGTTAAATCTCTTTGACCTGTCATTTGGATTAATTGAGAAACACCCTGAGACGCAACGTCTGTAAATTTTTGTAAAAATGTTTCACCATAATCATTTGTAAATGAATCGGTCGGAAAGTTATCAGCTAAGAAAGCAGCTCTTATTGGAGTAGATGTTGTGAATCCATGTTTTGCTAAGATTTTTAAATAAGTTGTTGAATCATCTTCGACACTAAATAAATTTAAACCGCTTTCAAATTGAGGTTTACATGGAATGATTTCAAGAACAGGCATACTATTCATAATCATTTCATCGCTCAACCATGTAGAAGGTGGTAGACCGAATGTTCCTAAGAACGGATCTATTTTTTGTGGTATAGCCATTTATTATTCTCCTTAACTTAAGTTACAAAAAGTTACATCTCTTGCGAATTTATCACTCGATGAGAAAGAAGATCCCATTCCACCTCCATTATTTGTGGTGGACACATTACTACTATTAGAGGTTACAACATTCTGACTTGTGCTTTTAATAATATTATTTGTAGCTTTTGTATTTTCTGCTGCTCTTTTATTTAACTCTTTTGCAAGTTCTTTATGTTGTCGTCTTCTTGCTTCTAAATCTCTTGCTCGTTTTACAGCATCTAAGGAAATAATATCTTTTTTCAATGAAGGATTTTTTTCGATAAGTTCAAGTACTTCAGTTGGTCTATTATTTCCATTTAATTGTCTTTCCAAATCTCTTGAAAAGGTTCCTTCATCTATAGCGCCCGCCACTTCTTTTATTTTTTTATATATACTACCAACAAATGAATCCTCTAATTTTTTATCAATCCATTTAACTGCTTTTGATAATGTTTCTAAAGGGAATAATAATCCATGTATTACATTTTTTATAGTTTCCCAGAATCCAGCACCAAAGAATTGTTTAAATTTATCTGATATCCATTTTAATGGTACCATAAGAAAATCTAAAATTTTCTTGAAAAAATTTATAATAGAATGTAGAAAATTGGTAATATATCCTGGTTTATTCCACCAGTCTTTGAACGCATCTATTGCATCACCAAAAACTTTATTGAATCCCCATTTTGCAATAGACCATGTTGCTTTCATACCTTCTCTAAACATTTTCATTGGGAATGTTACAATTTTCCATGTTCCTTTTGCAAAATCTGCAATTGCGGTTAATGAATTTTTCATCCCTCTTGATAAATCTTTTCCACCAAGGAATCCATATAACCCACCAAAACCTGCTCCGATAGCTGCACCCAATGCAGTTCCTAAAACAGGAACAACTGAACCGGCCGCAGCACCAAGAGCTGCACCTTTTACTGCTCCCCATGCAGCACCTTTTGCGCCTGAACCAGTTCCGCCTAAGAAACCAGCAATACCTCTGATTAACCAATTTCCAACAAAACCTTCTGCTCCTTCTTCAGCTTCTCCGGCTTTGATGGCTTGAAACATATCCCATAAACCCATACCGCCACCAATAGCAGCTCCGGCTGTGATTGCTGCCATTCCTCCACCTATACTTAATGCAGCACCACCAACTTTTGAAGCACCTGCTCCGATTGCTGTTCCAATAGCTCCCATTTTTCCACCAGCTACCGCAGTTCCTGCGCCAGCAGTAAAAAATGTTAATATGGGACTTATTAAATTTTTTATTCCTACAATGCTTTTGAAAACAAGATCCTTTAAAAAACCAAATGCAAAAAATGCTATATCCCATAGTTTATTACTAAATTTTTTAATCTTTTTTCTTAATCCAATTGTTTCAGTCAATTGGCCTTCTGTTGCTTTAGCTGTACTTGCAATATTTTCAGCCATACTAGGAGAATGTGGTCCTTCTCTTTTTTCTTGATCTTCTTTCATTTCTCTTAATTTTACTATTTCACTTTTTATACCTTCCCAGAAACCACCTCCTGGCATTTTCTCAGAAAATTTACCTTTGATGTTTTCTTTTGTAAAACCCATTCTACCAGCGATTCTTTTTGGTCTTAAAAAATCAGAAAAACTAGAAATTCCAGCTTCGCCCATTGCATCTTTATCTAAACCTAATCTTTCAACTAAACTATCAAACATTCCTTCTAACGAAGGAACTATAGATCTGCTGGTCATGCTCTCTTTGATTTTACCAAACATTGTGTAAGTTTTAGCTGTGGCACCTTTTGAAACTGGTCCACCTGTTATCGCTTCTGCAGTTGCTTTTGTATATGCAATAAGCTCATCTATCTTTGGCATTAAGGTTGTGTAAGTAATTGATAATAAATTAGATATCTTTTGAAATACGTTATGTGTTTGTGTAGCTCTTCTTACTTTACCACCGTAACCACCTCTTACTCCAAATAAAAATTGTAATGGGCTTATTATAGCACTTTGTAGTATTTCAGAAAACATTAACATATTTCTAAACGCAGGATGTTGTAATAAAGTTCGTTGCCACGCAATTCTCATTCGAGATGTCGTACCGACTAAAGCAACTTTTAATTCAAGAACCCCTTTTAATAATCTATTCTGGAATGATTCTGTTCTTGTATCTTTTGCATTTGAAAATTCTTCAAGAAATGTTTGAATTAGTCCTTTTTGACTATCTTCTCGCCTTACAACAACGGTCTCCATTCTATTCATTCGTTCAGACATAACGGACAATGTAGCATTTAACTTTCTTGCTATATCTGCATTTTTTGATTCATCCAATTGTTTTAATAACTTATCAATAGGTGTTACAACTTCTGCCGCATGAACCTCAACTATACCACCTTCTCTTACATAACCACCTTCTTGAAGATGTGGAAGATCCATATCATTTTTTAATGATTCTAAATCAGCAACTGTTGCAGGTTGTCTATTTTTTTCTTCAGCGATTGCGCTTTTACCTTTACGAAAAATATTTGAAATACTATCGCCTGCCTTTGAAAGGCCTTCGCTCATTGCTGAACCAACTCTATTTTTTATTTTACCTGCTGCATCTTTAAATACATCCGTTTCCATAAACTTGGCTGCGAAATAACCAAATAAAGGAGTTGCTTTTGAAAGTGCCATTGCAACTGTATTTGTTTTGTTAATACTTATATCTTCGCCTATTGCTTTACCATATTGGCTGATTGCGTCACTTGTGGCTTTTCCTGTATCTACCGTAATGTTCTTAACTCCAGTTGCTAAAGAATTAATCGTTCGACCCAATCCTTGTAAAACATTACTATAACCTTTTGCAACATCGTTCGTCATATCGCCACGTTCAAATTCTAATTGGGCCATCATTTTTTGCTGTTGTTTTGTCAAGCCATTTACTTCATTAGATACTTGTAAGCGTTTTTTATTTTGCTCTTGCACAAGTTCATCCACACTTCTATGAAGGCTATTAATTCTTCTCGCTCTATAGCTTTCCATATCAACGGAACCTTCTTGGAGAAGATCTACTCCAGGAGGACCATATTTTTTATCAGCCATTTATTAATCTCCTTACAACTTATTAATCAATTTGTAAACTTTTGGATTTGGCGTTTTAACCAATGCAGGTATGGATATAACTTCAGATGGTGCATATAATTCTTGATAACAAAGTTCTTTCATCTTTTTTACATTAATACCAAATGTTTCTTGATATGAAATATATAAAGGTAAAATAATTTGTCTATTAGCATAAGCAGCCTTTTCTATCAGGCTTGGTGCACCAGAATCCATCGCCTTCCAAACTATTTTTATTAAAATTATATATGATCTAATAATTTCTTCTAATGTTTTTTCTTCTAATGTTGTTACACCTTTAAATGTTTCTTTTAGCATATCGTGATATTTAATTAATGCTGCATTTGTTCGCTGACCAGTTTCAGTGGTTTTATATAAAAATTTTACAATTTCTTCAACTTTATCTTTCTTTAATTGACCAGCACTAACATTAAATAATCTATTCCAATAGTTTGAATAATATTCTATTAATTCTGATTTAAATGTTTGAAAAAATTGGCTTGGAAATTTATTTGATGATTTATGAATAAGTTCGTGTAATGTTGTTATAGATAATTCATCGTTAGATGCGAAACCAAAAATGTTTGTATCATTTTCTACATATACTAAAATATATTTTCCCATTGTAGTTCCTGAATAACCTTTAAATTCAGGAGGCTGTCTTTTAAGAATAGATTTAATAATAGAACTTGTTAAGTAACAAGGAATAAACTCATTCTTATTAATTAATTTTAATAATGTAGAAACAATGGGTGCAGTTCTTGATGTTTTTGACATAGATTTTAAAAAGTTTTGTTTTAATTTTGGAGAGGTATATATCTTAACCCCTTGCCAATTAACAACAAGCTGTAACTCACCTCTTGGTGCAGCAAATAACTCAACAATTTGATTTCGTTGGTCTTCCATTTAAGATCTCCTTAACTCTGATTATACATACCTAAAACATCAACAAACCCACTCATTTCTTCCATATGTTCTTTTACATGTCTCATAACAGCATCATTGGTAAACTCACCACTACGAACGCTTGAATTTCCTGCAATAATATTTGACATCTCGCTTGACAATGTAGTATACGCTGCAGTATCAATCATCATCGGTGGGTCGTATTTTCTTACATAGAATACACACGAAGTTGATAATGCTAAGTCGTCGTGACAACCAGTATCTGCTTCAACTCTTCCGTTTGTTTTTGTTACCAAAGCTGTTAGTTCAAGTGCTAATCTTTCTGATTTAACACTTTCAGGATATTGCGTTATATAAGAATAAAGAGCATCGATCATTAAAGGTCTAGTTTTACTGTTGGTTGATAGACCTGGTAGTACAGTTTGTTTCCCTCTCTTTTCT